CGCTCGATGTTTAAGAAACTTTGAAGAAAGGAAAGACATATTTGACAATTCGCACTTTTACTCGCGCCGAAATAAAAGCGTTAGATTTGATTTTGAGAACACCGCTGCGCTATGCAGGGGATGTCATATTTATTTCGGAGAACACCCATTCGAACACGCGGAATTCTTCAAGGAAAAATTGGGTGAAAGAGCATTTCAAGATTTGTCCAGACGAGCGCATACGCCCCAGAAAGTTGATGAAAAATCATTGAGGATGGGGTTCAAACTTCTCTTAAAGAGGATTCGAGATGACAAGAATAAAAACATAATCGGGGCGAGATGATCAAGTTTCTGATTAAAGGATTTCTTTATATTTTTGGTTTCTGTGGAATTTGTATTTTTATCTCAGTCGGATGGTTTATTTTAATGATTTGGATTGAAAACAGGTATTTGGAAAAGCGGAACAAAGCTTATAGGAAAGATGGATAATATTTGTCGATTAAGACTTTGCAGGGTGGACAAACTGGTGGCTGACGGGCCGGTACAAATTGGAATGGAGAAGAGGAACGCGCCTCCTAAATATTCTTTGATGAGGGTTTGGAAATGTTTAAAGGAAGGATGTGGGCGTGAGCGGCATGAGTTTTGGTCAGATAAGGAAAGGCTTGAATGGAGAAGAATGAATGGTACCTGATCGACTTGAAAACCTTTTAATTATTAAAATCCTAGACTACCTACTTCAAAAAAAGGTTCTAAAAGTGGAATCGATTGAAGGGATGGATCAATATTTCAACGATCTTGAAAAGATGATTAGAGATTACAATGAATTGAGAGATACAAAATTTGAATCTTATATTTCTTATTTAAAATCATTAACGAAGCTATTTATCGACACAAATTCCCCTGCCAAGTTACTCTAATTATTTTTTTATTTGAATCGACTTCGAAATCTGTACGACAGTACCAATTTAAAGGTTGACCTCCGAAGGTATAGTTACCTGTGGCGAATGAGTCTGAAGTTCGATAACTTGCAAGATAGGATGTTTCCTGTACTTGATAGATATAGACATTGTTTCCATTGGGTGCTACGGAAGACGCTTGGGGATAACCCCAAAGTTGGACCAGTTCATCGACTTGGTGATTAACGAATGTATCCATTTTGTCTTTATAGTTATCGGCATAAGCTGGCGTTGAAAGTAAAAATAATGCGAAGATAGTTTTCTTCATAAACCCTCCTTTAATCATCCCATATCATACCATGAATAGTTGACAAAATAGTGACATACATAAACTATTTTAGTGAATAATTATCTTGAATCATTTGACAAATAAAGATATTCGTATTAAGCTTAAATGAAGCGTAAAAACCAACTAAAAGTAGGCGTGAAAGGTTGGATAGAACAATCGGACATGAAGGGTAGGCAGCAAATAGCCAGTGTATGCCTACACAAGAAATGCGGAGGACTATATAGTGAAATTAAGAAGCACAAATGTAAAGCATTCCACGCAAAAAACCTCACAAGATAAGCAAATGCTATCCAAGATAGCGTTAAATCGAAATATAAGTTTTAAGCTAACCTGCCAATCAAATGGGATCTAGCACACCGAAATACGCAGAAAATCATACAATAGACCCAGAAACAGGATTCATGGAATCAAAAGCATATGTATCTGCATTTGATGCGCCGAGGAAGTTGAAGTTTCTGGAGCTTTATAAGGCCAACGGAATGGGTTTATATCGTACATGCAGAGCTTTAGGCCTATCTACAGACACCGTTAATATACATTATCACAAAGATCCTGTATTCAAAGCCGCCTACGATGAAGCAAAGGTAGAATATGGAGATGAGCTAGAATCAACTTCTCGTATCAACGCATTAAATCCTAGGTCTGTGATCGAGAGAATTTTTCAGTTGAAGTCTCTTTTTCCTGAGAAGTACGGGGATCAAAAGAGTAATTCAGCTGTTCAAGTGAACATTAGTTTTGATCCATCATTATTAAAAAACATATCTATAAGACAGAACGTTTTAGAAGCTGAAGTTTTGAAGGAAAGTTCGACCTCTGATATCACACCATAATAAGTATTATCAGAAGTAAACAGAGGATAACAGTTGAATGTCAACCACATTCCGATTGCAACATGCCCTGGATTGGGCAGCCAGACGCAGAGACGCAGAGCGTATAGCCTCCATGCCCACCCACCTACGCCCCACCATACCGCACGAAGGACGATGGCACTACAGTGAGCAGAACGATGCGTATTCTAGGGATAAAAACGTAAGAATGCTTAGGTTGGCTGGAATTTCAATGCCCAATGGGGGGGGCTATGATAATATATACCCCATACCCGAACTACCTATTGGAAAGAGTCAACTGCGCCGTAGAAAGAGTGATTTAAAGTGACAATTAAGCGTTACAGACCGTTACAAAAAGCGTTACAATTTGCTAGCGTTACACCGTTACAGGAGACAAGCGTTACAGAGCGGAGGGCAAAATGAAATGTTTGGAATGTGGAAAAGAGGCGGACGGTAAATATTGTTCAAAGAAATGCGGTAGTGTGTACCGGGTAAAAAAGCATCGGTCAAAAATTTTAGCTGAGCCAAAGAAAGAGGCGGAAGTTTTAAAGGTAGAAGCTGAGATAAAGCCAAGCATCCAGACTCAGGAGATATTAGCGGAAGACCGGAATACGATCCGAGAACCGAATCCGGACTGGTGCTATGAACGATTCCCAAACATTAATTCAAGCAACAATACGATGGAGTGCCATATTTGCGGGAAGTTAAGTTTGACTCATCGGAAGATGTGTGTGAGGGTAAGTACCAATTTTGCATACGATAATTGTTATGCGGTTAAATAATGGACTGGCTGATAGGAAACATGGAGCCCCTGGACGACCCTGGGGACGACTTGACGGAAAGACCTAGCACGATGCGAGACATACAGATTTTAGAAGATTCCGAGCTTAACGACGAAGAACTGACGGAATATCGAAGATGGTAGTCGAGGTTGACTTAAGGGAACTCCAGGAGAAGGCGAAAATCGAGAAGTTTTATGGAGAAGCTTTGATTAAGTTTGAGGCAGGGGAGATCAAGTTAATTGAGCTGACCCAAAAGTTTAAGCCGGCAGATTTTAGTAGGATGGTTTTGGTGCAAATAGCAATTTAACTGTATACTTTAGTTTTTAGCGTCAACTGAACAACAGAGGCGTTTTCATCCGGAAGGATGGGGACGTCTTTTTTTTATGCCCATAACGATAAAACAAGGTGAATCGAGTCCTCAAGCTGAGGAAATTAAGGATGCTCTTAGAAAGAGCCTTTTTTTTCTTTGCACGCAGTTTTTAAAATATCCGGACTGGGACGTTGTTCATGACGACATGGAGCGTTTTCTTTTAAGACCAGCCAGGAAGAAAGCTTTGGTGATCCCGAGAAACCACTTAAAAAGCACTTTCGGAACGATTGCTTTCAGTATTCAACAAATTATTAAAAACCCCAACATCCGTATATTAATAGGAAACGGGGTTTGGGATATCAGTCGGACTTTTCTTTCGGAAATAAAGGCGCAGTTAGAAAGTAGTCAACTTAAGTATCTTTTTGGAGATTTTGTGAGTGCCCGCTGGAATGCGGATGAAATTATCGTGAAACAACGGACCAAACCCTTAAAATAACCGACCATTATGACGACCGGGGTAGAAGCGGAGACGACCGGGGGTCACTATGACCTCATCATTTTAGACGACTTGATGGGTTTGCAGAACTCTCAGACCCCAGAACAGAGGAATAAGGTGAAGAAATTCAGAAGGTCGATGATCAATCTTTTAGAACCAAAAAGCGGGCTTCTTTTGGAAATTGGGACCCGTTGGTCCAACGACGACACTTTTAGTGAGATTTTTGATAAGGAAATGAAATATTACGACGTCATGATAAAAAAAGTGGTGGAAAATGGGAAACTCATATTCCCCAAAAAGTTCTCTCAAAAGTTTGATCCCATCCGTAAAAATTGGACTTCTATGGAAGATCCCACTTGCATGGACTATATCGACCATTTAAAAGCGAGCATGCCTTTAGATGAATTTAGCGCGAATTATCTTAACGAACCTTTTAGCAGTGAAAACCAACTTTTCAAACCTGAGATGTTCAAATATTGGAATTCGAGACCGGAGGGACTTTATGTCGGAATGGCAATCGATTTGGCTATATCAGAGGCGCGGACAGCCGACTCCACGGCCATCGTGGTCCTCGGCATGGATAAAGAATGGAAGTTATACGTTTTGGATTACATCAAAGGTCAATGGCGACCTTCAGAAGTCGTCAAGAACGTATTCGACATGCAAGCAAAGTGGCACCCACACAGTTTGGGTATGGAAACCAACGGCTTCCAAAAAACGCTTAAACTGGCTTGCGAAGAAGAAATGCGAAAAAGGAAAAATTACTTTCCAATCGAAGAGATTAAAACGGGGCCAGAACGATCCAAAGAAAACAGGATAAAGTCTCTGGAGCCTTTTTATCGAAATGGGAACATTTTTCATGCAGCTTGGATGAAAGGGAAAGATATGGAAATCGAACTTCAGACCTTCCCCAAAGGCAAGCACGATGACGTTATCGATTCCATGAGTATGTGCCTGCCGATGTTAAATCCAGGTATTTCTGGTCCCACCCAGCAAGCCAAAGAATGGACTTGGGATTGGTGTATTGAACAGGCGAAACGAAACTCTTTCCCACAACAAGGATTTTTTGATTATGGCCACTAGCCTATATAATAATAAGGAGGGAGTTAAAATGGACGAGGCCAAAGAAGTCTCCCTTTGGCATGAAAGGATCGGTATTGCCAAAAAAGCTCAAGAATCTTGGGCGGATGAGTCCGGAGCTAAGAGATTCATCAAAGAATATAAAGGTGACTATGGAATTATGTTCCATACCCGCCTTAAAAAAGTGCCTATCCCACCGATTAATGAAGTCTTTGCCTATGTCCAGGCCGATATTTCAACGACTTATAATCGAGACCCCTATATTTCAGTCAATGCCAAAGCCGGAAATACCAAAGGCGCGGCTCTATGGGAAGTTATCCTCAACTACTATTGGAGAATTTTAAAAACAAAAGAAGAAATCGAGCATGAAATTTTAGACAAAGATTTGGTGGGTTATGCTTGGCATAAGGTAGGTTTTAACCCCAAATTAAACTCAATTTATTCCAATTGGGTGGAATGGAAAGATTTGGTTTGGAATATTAGTTCCAAAAGACCGCCCAACGACTGTTATTGGATGGCTCAAAAGATTGTCATGCCCCTAGAAGATATTAAGGAAATGTTTCCGAATGCCAAGGGATTGGAAGGCTCACCGAACCCTGACGTTGATGACGATACTTACAAAAAATCGATGTATAAAGACGATATAAAAGTGGGGATTATTTGGGAAGTATGGGATTCTAGAAAAAGAGAAATTTTACTTTTGGCAGAAGGATTAAGGGATAGGTTTCTAGATGATAAAAAATCTTGGCCGGAATATCAAAATATCTTTCCCTTTTCCATGTACTGGGATTTCTTGGTTCCGGGATCGGGGAGGCCAATGTCGGCGATAGCTCCTTGGGAAGCACAACTTTTAGAGAAAATGGTTTTGATGGGACAAGCCGTTAACCATGGGAAAAGATGGAATCGGCAAGCTTTTGTTAAGAACGGAACCATCGACGATAATGCCTTGGACAAATATGAACGTGGCGATGATGGGGCGATTATAGTTTTTAATGGGGATACAGCGGATATAAAATTCGCTGATTTTGGCCAACTTCCGACAGATTTCTATCTCCTGATGGATCGCTTGGACGCTACGATAAGAAATGTAAACGGTCAACCCGAGTTTACCAGGGGTGGGGTGACCAAGACCGGAACCAGGACGATTGGCGAACTTCAACTAATGGAACAAGGTTCTAGGGGACGTCAGGATAGAAAAGTCGATAGACTCGAAACTCATTTAGAAAATATAGCACGTCTTATGAAGGTGAATCTTGAAGGAAACTTTGATTTTGAGAATGTAATTAGAATTTCAGGTGAACCTCCCGAAGAAGTGGCTCAAGCTTTGGGTTCTAATTTCAACCCTCAAACAGGGGAAGTTAAATTCACTCCCCAGGAAATTGAAGGAGAATATGATGTCGATGTTAAGGCGGGTTCGACTCTCCCTATGGACAGACAGCACAAAACTCAAATGTTGGAAACAATCTTAACAACAGTAGCCCAGGCGGTGGCTTCTGGTAATTCTATGAGTCCGTTTATGAATGAATTGATACAGGAAATTCTTAAAGAATATGAAATCAAAGGACTTCAAGAAGCTTACGAAAAAGAAGTTCAGGAAAAAGCTCAAATCGCTCAACAGAATCAAGGGCAACAAAGTGTCGATAGTCAAAAGACTATCGCCGAAGCTCAAAAAAGGATAGCGCAATCTGAACAGATCAAAGTGGATACACAACTTCAGATCGAACAAGCCAGGCTGGAAGCCGTTAAACAACCCGAAAGTAAAGTCAGTAAAAGTATTTCTTTTAAGGATCTTCCCCCTTTGGGGAAAATTCAATTGGCCGCTGAGGGAGGGATTCATCTAACTCCCGAACAGGCCAATATTGTCCCCACCGTTCCCAACGGAGTCCATCCATGAACTTTTTATGTAATGGATGCGAAAAAAACAAAAATTTCGAGAAAGAGTTTGTTTTTATGACCACGACAAAAGAAGGAAAAGGAGAAAATCTAAAGTTTTGTCGGACTTGTAGAACGGTGAGAGTTTCTTTTCCAGATATTTATTTCGATGGAAAGCCGGAAGAAAATTTGGCCAACGATCCTTTAACAGACAAGCCAAGAGTTTTTATTTCAAAAGGTCAGAAAGCAACTTACTTAAAAGAAAGAGGAATTATGGAGGCAGGAGATGCTCATCATGGAGCCCCGATTCAAATTCATCAGAATCAAAATAAAAAAATAAATACCAGACACGAAGTTCAAATGGCTCTTAAGAAAGTAAAGGAAATGGGACGAGACGTTCGTCGCCAAGCTTATCTTAAAGTAATAAAGGAGGGTCGGATTTATGAGCAAACTTGACGATAATCGTCCCAAACGACCGAAATGCTAATGCCAGCTACATCTGAAGCACAAAGACGTCTTTTTGGAATGGTTTTGGCTGCTAAGAGAGGAAAATTAAAAAATCCTCCTGCCAAGATTCAGAAGATAGCCAGTGGAATTTCTGAAACAGGCGCAGAAGATTTCTCGAGAAAACCAAAAAGAAAAGCTGTGGCCAAGTCACTGATGACTGGTCCAAGCGGTTATTAAAATGGCAAAAAGTCAAAAGATTGTTTTTGACGGTAAGAATTGGACTTTTACGCCAGGGGAAAATGGAAGTCTTGTTTCTGATGAAAAATCTTCCATGAATCCCACTCTTTTGGATCAAGTCAAATATGATCCGGTTTCCAAAGTGATTATTTCTCCGAATTTGAAGGATGAACAAATTTCGAGAAATAAACGTCAAGGAATTGCGAAAACTTTAATATCAGGAAAAAGTGGTTATTGAGGGACTCGATGGCCAATAAAAGCAAAATGCCTTTTCCTCTTCTTCGCGGTTTCGTGACTTTTGGAGGAGACAAAAATGTTTTTTCAGATTATGGATTGGAGTTGGCACCTGGGAATCCCGTGATTGGGAAAGATTTCTATGGAGACAATGGAGATTCACAAGATTCCAGTGAAATGAATTTAAAAAAAAGACGGATGATGTTAAATCA